AGAAGACGTAGAAGAAGAAAAAGAAAAGGTACCAAAAACAAAGAGTAAGAAAAAACAAGAAGACGTAGAAGAAGAAAAAGAAAAGGTACCAAAAACAAAGAGTAAGAAAAAACAAGAAGACGTAGAAGAAGAAAAAGAAAAGGTACCAAAAACAAAGAGTCAAAGTATAGAACAAACACAATTGGATGACTCTTCTCAAAATGAAAAAACAAAAAGTGAAGAACGAAAAATTGAATTACTTGAACCTGTATCTTTAGATAAATCTTTAAAAATCAAAGAAAATTTAAGTTATGATTTGTCTCAAACAACAGACTTTAGTAATAATAAACATATGAAAAAAACACCAAAAACAAAAATTGTTAACTTGTTTGATGACGATGAATGAATAAACTTATAAAATAAAAATAAAAAAAGGGAAGTAGTAAAGATGTTTAAACAAACATCTTTACTACTTCCCTTTTTTTATTTTATATATAATTGTAATTATGTAATGAAAAATATAGCAAATTTATAATAGAAAATTTTATAATTTTTTTAAATAATTGAAAAACCTTTTTGTAAAAAACCCGGTTGTTATAGATATTAGAAAAATTAGAATTTTTATTGGAAACAACTATAGATATTATTAATAATATAGAAAATTATATTGACTTTTGTAAAGTTTAAAGTATACAAATAAAAAGATGATATTTATCATAATTATAGACATAGACATCAAAATATGAAAAATAAAAATGAAAATAATTTAATATTTCTAACTTATATTCAAAAAATGGAATTAGATTTATATATTTTCAAAGGGTTCTGGAATATTTCCGATACTTATGTGATGGAAAACTATCTATTTATATTTGGAGATAATGATATAAGAAAAGGTAGAGGAGGACAGGCTGTTATAAGAAATCAACCAAATGCGTTTGGTATAACAACTAAAAAATTACCTAATAATATCACTTCATCTTTTTTCACAGATAATGAATATGGTTTAAATTGTAAAAAAATTGACAACGATATAATAAAAATATCAAATGCATTAGAAACTGGAAAATATAAAGGTATTGTAATCAGTGAAAATCAACTTGGAACAGGTTTAGCAAAACTTCATTTAACTGCGCCAAAAACATTTAATTATCTTCAAATACAAGTTAAAAAATTAATTGAAAAATATACCAAATTTACAATAGAAAATTAAACAATATCTTCAACTATATTTTTACATTGTATAAGATTACCTTCTAACCAACATTGATTATATCTATCTGGAAAAGCACTTTGATATATTCTATTTTCAAGTTTAAAATTTAAATCTTTTTCAGATACGATAACATCAAAAGCATCTTTATAAAAGAATGTTTTAATCTCTTTTATGTTGTTATGTAAATTATAAAATTTCATAGCTTTTTCAATATTATGTTCTCTTACCATTTCAACTGCATGTATATTATCAGTATAAATCAACAAAATTATATATTCAGATATTTTTATAGTTAAACCAAAATTTTTGTTGTATATAACATTGTATTGTGAAAATATGTTGTTTAAAATTGAAGCTTCCTTGTTTAATATGGCATAAACTCTCAAACTTTGTATAGATTTTGTATATGGTATTTTAGGAAGTATTCTCTTTTCAAACTGGATTGAATATAATTGATTCATCGTAGTACAACATATAATTTTGTAAAATGTAAATCTCTTTATTTCGTCATCAAACCCTTTTATATCTACCATTATAGGTAATGTTTCAGATTGTCTGTTATATATCTTAATTAAGGTTCCTCTAAATATATAAGGTTTTAATATTTTATAAAGTGTTTTAACAAGATGTAAAAATCCTTTTTTTAAATATATATATTTTCCTTCATTCTCAACTGATTTTAACCAGTCATTATATATCATATCTTTGTTTTCGTAAAAAGTTGGTATATCATTATTTGTTAATATATCTTCAACTTTACCATACTTCTTTTTTAACTTTGTCGTGTCAATATTTTTTGAATAAGAAAAAAACTTAGACTTTGTATACTCTAACTTAATATTTAACTCTTTACATAAAGTTATAATAGTATGTTGATTTTCATTAATCACACTAGGACCAGATTCGATCGCAAAATTATCATATTTTATAGTGTCTATTTTACCGCCGATTTTATCATTCTTTTCTAATATAACAAATTTATAATTTCGTTTTAATAGTTCGTATCCAGTAAACAATCCAGATATTCCAGCACCTATTATTAATATCATTTATAATAACTTTAAAAGATTTAAATTGAAAAATAACTAATATAGTTTGTCGAATTATATTTAAAATTCAATATATAAGTTATATATCTGATATACAGCTTTTTTTATATTTACTATTAAAAATGAAATTATATTTTAATTTTATATTGAATTTAAAAATGGAAAAAATTCAATATATCAAAAGCAAACCAAATACACTTAAACTTCTTTTAGAAAAGTATCCTCATAAGGATTGGAATTGGTATGCTATATCACGTAACCCTAATATAACTATGGATATGATTGAAAAGTATCCTGATAAACCTTGGGACTGGTATGGTTTATCATATAACCCTAATTTAACTATGGATATGATTGAAAAGTATCCTGATAAGGGTTGGAATTGGTTTGGTATTTCATCTAACCCTAATATAACTATGGATATGATTGAAAAGTATCCTGATAAACCTTGGGACTGGTATGGTTTATCATATAACCCTAATTTAACTATGGATATGATTGAAAAGTATATCGACAAACCTTGGAATTGGTATGGTATTTCATGTAATCCTAATATAACTATGGATATGATTGAAAAGTATATCGACAAGCCTTGGAATTGGTATGGTATTTCATGTAATCCTAATATAACTATGGATATGATTGAAAAGTATATCGACAAACCTTGGAATTGGAGTGATATATCATCTAACGCTAATTTAACCATAGATATGATTGAAAAGTATCCTTACGAGGGTTGGAATTGGTATGTTATATCACGTAACCCTAATATAACTATGGATATGATTGAAAAATACGTTAATTTATATTGGGACTGGAATGGTGTATCATCTAACGCTAATTTAACTATGGATATGATTGAAAAGTATCCTGATAAGGGTTGGAATTGGTTTGGTATATCATCTAACCCTAATTTAAGTATGGATATGATTGAAAAGTATCCTGATAAACCTTGGGACTGGTATGGTTTATCATATAACCCTAATATAACTATTGATATTATTGAAAAGTATTCTGATAAGGCTTGGAAATGGCTTGCTATATCATATAACCCTAATTTAACTATGGATATTATAGAAAAGTATCATGATAAACCTTGGGATTGGCATTCTATATCATCTAATAATTTTTTATTTAATGATAGAGTATATATAACACAATTAAAGAAAGATATAAAAAATGAAATTAAAGATATATTTTATAACGATATTTGTGGGGAAATTTTAAAATATGTGTAAGTTATGATTAGTAAATAAAAATTGAAATTATATTTTAACTTATATATTGAATTTAAAATGGAAAGAAAACGTGAAATGGAAAAAATTCAATATATTAAAAGCAAACCAAATACACTTGAACTTCTTTTAGAAAAGTATCCTGATAAGGGTTGGAATTGGTATGTTTTATCATCTAACCCTAATATATATTGGGAATTTATAAAAAACAATAAAGAAAAAAACTGGGACTTCTCTGAAGTATCGAGAAATATAAATATAAATTGGGATATTGTAAAAAATAATATGAATTTTTCGTGGGATTTTGAGCAATTATGTAATCATATAAATTTTAATATGGAAATAATATTATCTAATCAGAATTTATTTAATGATTGGAATTGTATATCTTATAATGATAATTTAACAATTGATATAATTTTACAAAATTTAGATAAAGATTTAAACTGGTTTGGTATATCACGTAACTCTAACATAACTATGGATATTGTAGAACAATATAAAGAACTTCCTTGGGATAGACAAGGACTTTCTTTTAATGATAATGTTATTAATCATAATATGAAAAAATCCCCAGAAACAATTAAATTATATGATATATATACACTGTCTAAACATGAAAATTTCAATATAACAAGATTTTTATCAACCATAAAAAAAGATCATAGACTAAAATATTATATGAAAGGATTATCTTCTAACCCAAATGTATCCTCTAAAGATATAGAAAATAATATCGATTTAGATTGGGATTGGAAACTTGTTTCTAAAAATATTAGTTTATCTCCAGAATTTATACATAAATATATATATAAATTAAATTGGGAATTATTATCTATGAATCCAAAAATAGATATTAATTTTATAGAATCAACTTTAAATGATCTTCCTTGGGATTTTAAAAAATTATCCATTAATCCAAATTTGGATTTAAAATTTATAGAAAAATATATCGATTATTTAGATTTTGATTATCTTTCTGAAAATATTTTTTTATATAATCATTTTGTCTATGAAAAAAATCTACAACAAGATATTCTAGAAAGAAAAACTAATGTAAAAAATGAAATTAAAGATATATTTTATAACGATATTTGCGGGGAAATTTTAAAATTTGTAAGTTATGACTAAAAAAATTATAAAAGGGCAGTAGTAAAGATGTATACGTATACATCTTTACTACTGCCCTTTATTTACTATTAAAAAATTGAAATTATGTTTTAACTTTTATATTGAATTTAAAAAATGGAAAAAATTCAATATATTAAAAGCAAACCAAATACACTTAAACTTCTTTTAGAAAAGTATCCTGATAAGGGTTGGAATTGGAATTCTATATCATCTAACCCTAATATAACTATGGATATTATAGAAAAGTATCCTGATAAGGGTTGGAATTGGAATTTTATATCATATAACCCTACTTTAACTATGGATATTATAGAAAAGTATTCTGATAAACCTTGGAATTGGAATTTTATATCATATAACCCTACTTTAACTATGGATATTATAGAAAAGTATTCTGATAAACCTTGGAATTGGAATTCTATATCATCTAACCCTAATATAACTATGGATATTATTGAAAAGTATATCGACAAACCTTGGAATTGGAATGGTGTATCATATAACCCTAACATAACTATGGATATGATTGAAAAGTATCCTGATAAGGGTTGGAATTGGAATCGTATATCATATAACCCTAACATAACTATGGATATGATTGAAAAGTATCCTGATAAACCTTGGAATTGGTATGGTGTATCATCTAACCCTAATATAACTATTGATATTATAGAAAAGTATATCGATAAACCTTGGAATTGGTATGGTGTATCATCTAACCCTAATATAACTATGGATATTATAGAAAAGTATATCGATAAACCTTGGAATTGGGATATTCTATCATCTAATAATTTTTTATTTAATGATAGAGTATATCTAAGACAATTAAAGAAAGATACTGAATTTAGAAAAACTAATGTAAAAAATGAAATTAAAGATATATTTTATAACGATATTTGCGGGGAAATTTTAAAATTTGTAAGTTATGACTAAAAAATAAATTATAAAAGGGCAGTACTAAAGATGTATACGTATACATCTTTAGTACTGCCCTTTATTTACTATTAAAAAATTGAAATTATATTTTAACTTTTATATTGAATTTAAAAAATGAATAAAGAATATATTAATTTTAAACCTAATCAACTTGAGAGAATATTTAAAAAATATAATCGACAACTATGTTGGGATTGGTATGCTTTATCTGGAAATCCAAATATTACTACAACTCTTATAGAAGATTATTATAATTGTAAATGGCAATGGAATTACGGAGGAGTTTCTGATAATATAAACATTGATATTGATTTTGTTTTAGATAACAATGATAAAATGTGGAACTCTTTTTCTTTGTCTAGAAATCCTGCTATGGGTAAATATATAGGACAACCAGATACAATTGATTGGGTATGGGCTTATGCTTGTCTTAATAATCAAATTTCAGAAGGAATATTAGAACAAAATATAGATAAATTAAATTTTGAACGTCTTTCTAATAACGATTCCTTATCTTGGAAATTTATAGAAGATAATATGGACAAACCTTGGAATTGGGATATAATTTCAACATTGCCTTGTATAAATATTGAAATTGTAAAAAGTCATTTAGAAATAAATTGGAATTGGTATAGTTTATCTGAAAACTCAAGTATAAAAATAGATGACATAAAAAATAATCCAAAATTACCTTGGAATAAAAATAAAATATGTAGTAATCCAAATTTAACAATACACGATGTTATGTATGATAGACATCTTTTTAATAACTGGACTGAAATAACCCTAAACGAAAATATAAAACAAACTGATATAGAAAAGTATCCAAATTTACCCTGGGATATAAATGCTATTTTAAATTTAAAATCAGGTTTAGATATTAATTTTATATTAAATTATTATGAAGAAAATTACGAATGGAATTGGAATAATATTTCAAAATCCTATTCAATACCAATTCAAGATGTTATTAATAACCCATCTTTACCATGGTCTATGTATTCGCTATCAGAAAATCCAAGTTTAACATTAGAAACTTTTGAAAGATTTTTTTATCGTTTTAAAAATTGTAATAATATTTCATCAAACTTATTTTTATATGACAAAGATTATTGTAATAAAATGATGAAAAATGACATTGAAAGAAGAAAAAGGGATGTGAAAAATGAAATTAAAGATATATTTTATAACGATATTTGCGGGGAAATTTTAAAATTTGTAAGTTATGACTAAAAAATAAATTATAAAAGGGTAGTAGTAAAGATGATACATATACATCTTTACTACTACCCTTTTTTATTTACTATATTTTATTGAATTTTAAAGGAAAAAATATCAACATAAACCTAATAATTATCAATATTAAGAATATACAAAAATACCGTGATAAGAATTGGGATGAAAATGGAATCATTCTATGTGTTTTATTTTGATTGATCCAACAAAACGTTTCCATTCTGTTATAGGTCGTGGTTTTTCGTCATCTCGTGCAGTAAAAAACTTACAGTACTTTTCAGATATCATTCTGCATTCTGCTTTTTCATATATTCTTTTTTATGATATATTTGTACCGACTCGTTATTAAATTCTTCAAGATGTATTGCAAATTCTTTTTTTCTAGTTAAAATAAAAAATTGAAAAATATAGAAAACTATTTAGGAAATACAAAAAATGGGTTGTATTTCTTCTCATATTGAAAAATATAAACTTTCTAAAAAAACTTTAGAAAGTGTAAATGAATTAACTTTTGAAGGTCAACAATTTTATTGTAAAGTTCTTGAGGTATACGATGGTGACACTATAACACTCTGTTTTAAATTTGGAAATACTTATTTCAAAAAAAGATGTCGTCTTTATGGCATAAATGCACCTGAAATTAGAACAAAAAATTTAAAAGAAAAAGAAGATGGGTATAAATCTAGAGATTTCTTAAAAGAATTATTACTTAATAACATAATATATTTTCATTGTAACGGTTGGGATAAATATGGTAGATTATTAGGAATTATATTTTTAAAAGGTCAAAATGTAAATGATATAATGGTAAAAAAAGGTTTTGCGGTTAAATATATGATTTGAATTATGTCAAAAAAATATGTTGATTAGTTAAAGGGTTTGTTCCTTTAACTAATCAACATATTTTTTTTTAAGTTAAAAATACAGTGTTAAATTTTTCCATCACTTTTTCAGGTGAATAATCTTTATAAAAATTTAAATCTTTACCTATAAAATCTTTTTTATCAAAACTTGATAATATATTATAAAATTCTTCTTCGTTTTTGTAATAAAGGGCGCAATCTTTTAATATATCAAAATGAGCGGTATTCCATATATCTTTATTGTTGTATGCTATAATAGGTTTATGAAAAACACTAAATTCTCCTATAGCCAAACCAAAAGTATGTCCTAAATTACCACATTCTATATACGCGTCACAAGTATTTATAAATTTATTTTTATCATCTTCTGAAATTATATTTTTATAATATTTAATTTGTGAATGTTCTTTTAACTTCACGGTATTATTTAATAAAAAATATATATCTTTTCTTTGTTTTACTATTTTTTCAATAACTTCCCAACACCACAATAAATTAAAAGTATCAATACCTCCGTATCTACCAAATACAATCGTATTTTCTGGAATTCCTAAAATAGATTTTAAATTTAAATCATGTATCTTTTTTAAAGAAATCATATGAGGAACATAATGCGTTTGATTAAATTTTTTAGTTAATGTCTCTGAAACACCAGCGTATACATCTCCATGTTGCTGGCTCATATCAAAAACACAATGTATTACAGTTTTTATATTTGTAGAATACACGTTATCATTATATCCGTATTTTATGCAATATAAAATATCACAACCTAACCTTTGTAAAATTTCGTCAAGATTTTTATATGATATTACTAAAAATCTTGACATTCTTTTTAAAGCAATTGGTTCGCAATTCATTATTTCAGTTTCTGGAAATAAAATAATACTTTTGTTTTTTAGTATTTCTTCGTTATATTTTGCATAATCATATATCGCTACTGAATAACCTCTTATTGTTATTTTGTCTATATGAAAAGCTATTTTCATTTTTATATAAATATTTATATATTTATATAAATTAATTTAATGTAGAAATAAAATTTTCAAAATCTTTTTTATTTTTAAAATGTACTACATTATGCCCATTTTTTTCTAAAAGATTAAATAATATACCAGATGATTTATCTCTTGAAAGAATTATATAATTTTTAATATGTGGTTTACTATAAAAAAGACGTCCCGCTTCGTAAGACATTAGATGATCGGCTGCTTCATTTGAGCTTGAATTTATCTTGTGTGTTATACATTTTTTATATTCAAAAGTATCAATACTTGAATATTCAGATAAAAATATATGATATTCTATTGGTTTAGAATAATCTACTTTTGGTTGTATATTTTCTATATCTATAAGAGCAACCCATGTTGGGTTATTATTTTCATAAATATTTTCATAAACTTGTTCCGTTGGTTGTAAATAATGGTAAGCGTTCATTGCTACAAATTGTTCCGCTTTTACTTTTGCGGGAAAAGAATAATCACAACTAAAATTTAAATTAGTTACAAAAACAGTACTTTTCCATAAAGGAGAATGCGATTCCCCTGTAGAAGAAGATGAATATATAGGTAATGTAAAACCATTTTTTGAACAATATTCCTGTAATTTATTTTTATAAGACATTCTTTATATTATATATGTTTGATTTTTAAATTTAAAAAAAGGGAGAGTGATGTTAAGTATGTTATTACTTAACATCACTCTCCCTTTTTTTAAATTAACATATAGATAATATATATGCTATTAATTCCTTGATATTATTACCAATTAAAAATGGTTTTTTATATAGATTTTTAATCCTCTCTAAATATAAATTTTTTATATTGTCAATCCTGTAGTATTTCATATTGAGATAAATAAACATATAATGTTTATCCATTGTAGATACACAAAATATGTTTTTATATTTACAATATGTTGGTTTTCTTATAATAAATTTATATTTATATTTATGTTTAGACATAAAATTTTCACAATCGTTTTTATTATGTATATTATGTTTAAAAAAATCTTTTATACATAAAGGATTTGATATATTGTAAGGATATTTTATAAATGGTATGTTTAAGACTGACATCTTTATAAAATATCGTTATAAAGATGTTTTGAAAAAACAATTTTATTCAATTATATTAATTTTATCATAAAACTTTACAAAATCATATTTTGACAAATATGTGTTGAATATATTTTTATGTATATTTACTTTCTTAAACTTTTCCAAACACTTTGTTATTAATTTTTGGTTTTTATTACCTATAAGAAGATTATCAAAAGCGGTTAAACCATACGTGTCTAATATATTTGGATCACAATCTAAATTTATACATTCTTTAATACCGGTGTAATTTCTCTCACGACACATCTTAATAATAGGTGTACACATATAATTATACTCAAATTTGCTTAAATTTTTCACACGAATCATATTATTAATAGTATTTCGGTCATATTTACTATATATTTGAGTGTCAATTTTAAAACCATTTATAAATTTAAATGCGATCGGTATGGGTTTAAATATACCTTTATTTCTAAGATTATAAAGAGCATTTTTAGCAGCATATTGCTGAGCTGTTGATTTTAAACTAGATTTTCCTTCTCCGATTAATTCTTTATCATATGTTCCTGAAATTTTTGAAGTGTTAATTTTACCTTCTTGTGTAGTTTCATATTTTGCACCTTTTAAACGATACACTCGAGATATATTAATTAATTTATCCTTAGTTTCTTCGTAAATAAAGGGACCCAATTCATGTAATTTATAATCAAATAATTCTTTCAATCTTGTTTTTGCGTCGTATAAATCTTGATATCTTAAAGATATATCTATTTTATCGAATATACTTTCTAAAATATTATAAACACAAGCATATCCAACACCTATACCTAAATCGTTATCTAAAATATATTCTGTTGCTCCTATAAAAGCTTCAAACACATCTTCTAAAAGAGATTTTTTATTTCTTTGTCTCAAATCATTTGGCGCTGATATAAAATCCCAAAAATTTAATTTTTCTGCAATGTTAGAAAAACATTGTTTAGAACCATAATTAATTCTTACCCTTGCTGCTATTTTAATACCTTCCGATGATTTTAGTTGTGGAAAACGGTTGTAAATGTACCATACTATAAATTTATTACAAGACAAATCTCCTAGTTGTTCATAAATTTGATAATTACTATTAACATCCAACATATCTGAAGTAAATGCTGCTGAATAAATTTGTAAACTTTCGTTGCTAGTTAAAATATCAATATATTTATCACTTACATTTGAACACTTTAAAAGTCCTCTAATTAGATTTTTAAAGGCAATACCTCTATCCGCTATAAAAACTCCTGGGATAAATTGTAATTTTGTTTCTGTTTCTTCTACTAACATCTTTTTAAAAATGATTAAATAAATCTTTAATTTAATCATTTTTAATTTTATGGTTTATATATTTCTCAAAATACAAACCCACAACCAAACCCACAACCAAACCCACAACCAAACCCACAACCAAACCCACAACCAAACATTAAATCAAGACCTGTAATCACAGCAGATTGCGGATATCAAGGTGCAACTGACAAAGCAGGAAAATATACTTATAGAGGCTGGTATGATATTCAAGGTCAAGGTGTGAAAAACGATTTTTGCAGACCAGTTGGTGATTACAATAATGCTTTCATGGCTTGTAAATTGGCCGGTTCTGACAATGAATACACAGTCAATTATGGAGGAACAGAATTTAATTCTGGGTTTTTTTCAACCATTCCAAAATTTAATCTTGTAGATTTAACTAACTTACCGAATAATAATAATGGGGTAAATTGTGATACTATAAATCCTTACACTTCACCTGTTATTTAAAAAAATGTTATTAAATTATTTATAAAAAACTATTAATAACTTAACCTTAATATTTAAAATATAAATAGAATAAAACATTTTTTTATAAAGATGGTTTTAATGTTATCGTACCTAGAAATGAACTTTGATATATTGTATTTTAAACTTGAAAATACAATATATCAAAGTTCATTTCTAGGTACATATAATCAATGTTGGTTAGAATGTAATCATACAATATAAAAATATAGTTTAAATTATAATATATTTTTTATATATTATAATGTATGTTTAAAAAAATTAAATCTATATTCTCTCTTCAATTTGTCTTTTAATTCTTGGATTTATACTTTTTAATCTTTCTATAAAATCACTGTTTATTTCACTATTTTCTAAAATATCTTTTAAAACTTGACCTATTTCAACCCCTTTATATTCTACATCTTCCTCTGGAAGGTTATATTTACTTTCATCTTCTGTATTACAATATTCAAATAAAGTTTCTCTTGAATGATCTTGAATTTTTTGGAGTAATATTGTTTTTACATCTTTCGAACGATATGTTATTTTTAATTCATCACAACGTTGTTTTAATTGTGGAATAGTTAGGGAAGAATTGTTAATAATATTATTGTCTTTCTTTTTATAATTTAAAGATTTTGTCGAAGACGTTGAACTTGTTCTAGAAGATTCAGAAAATGTTATATATTCTTTCCCTTCATATTTTTTATGTTTTGAACAATATATTCCATCTTTTGGTTTAACAGTGCAATTTTTACCTTGATTTTCTCCTTTTGTAAATTTATAATGACAAGTTTGTTCGGAAGATTCAGAACTTGTTGAAGATTTAGATTTAATTTTATTCCTATTATTTATTCGTTCCTCTATCGCCTTTTTAATATTCTCATTTATATCCTTTAATTGTTTTAACCAACCATCACGATACTGTTTATGATCTTTACCAATTAATAAATTAATCAAAAAACTTCCTATCTTATCACCTTTATATATTTCTTTTTTTGTAGGTAATACACCCTTCTCTTTACAGTATTCAAGTAATATTTGAAATCGTTGTTCAGGAGTAATTTTTTCTTTACCCTTATTTTCCTGTTTAATATTTAATCGTTTCTCTATTTCTTTTTTAATATCCTCGTTTATATCCTTTAATTGTTTTAACCAACCATCACGATACTGTTTATGATCTTTACCAATTAATAAATTACTCAAAAAACTTCCTATCTTATCACCTTTATATGTTCCACTTAATTTAGGTAATACACCATTCTCTCTACAGTATTCAAGTAAAAATTTAAATCGTTGTTCAGGAGTAATTTTTTCTTTACCCTTATTTTCTTTACCCTTATTTTCTTGTCTTAATTTTAATCGGTCTTCTATCGCCCTTTTAATATTCTCATTTATATCCTTTAATTGTTTTAACCAACCATCACGATACTGTTTATGATCTTTACCAATTAATAAATTAATCAAAAAACTTCCTATCTTATCACCTTTATATATTTCT